TGGAACTGGCCGTGGCTCCACATGCAGCCACGCGAAGTTGCGCAACCGCCTCCCTGGAAGACGCCAGTAGCTGACCAGGGCCTGAGACGACTCGGCATAGCGCGCAACGGAGAACGGAACATTCACTGATGCCGATTCGATGAGTCGGCATTGGGAAGACAACCGAGATACCGGTTCGCCGGGCATCACTCGAGAGGAAAGGATATGACTCAGATAGCAATTGTTGGTTACGAGAGCGACTGCAACTGCGATCACTGCGGGCGCGCCTTGCGCCACGGAGTTCGCCTGAATGACGGGCGCGTGGTTGGCGCCACTTGCCTGGATAAGAAGCTGACGAAGCCCCGCCAGTACCAGGGTAATTCGTTCCGATTCGGGGCTGAGCACATCGTCAGGATCGCAAAAACCGTTCAGTTCTATTCACCATCCAACTGGGCGCGCTTTGGTGTTTCGGCATCTAGCACAACCTTCGAGGCAGTCACATGAAATTGAAGCCGAAGCGTGGGCAAGCAGACCTAAGGGGCGATGGGCGCGACTACTCGCGATTGGTGCTCGCAGCATTCGATTCGATTGAGGATGACGCGGAAACAGAGCGACTGATTGAGCTGAATCGGCGCCGCCGTGAGGTCAATGAGAATGCCAAGAAGCGTTTCTAACCCGCCGGCCCTGCCGGTACTGAATTAAGCCGCCGACCGAAGGACGGTCGGCTTGGATGAACTGTTATGCGGCAGCGAACTACGGAGAATGAAATGCAAACACAACACACGCCGGGGCCGTGGGCGTACAAAGGAAAAGAAACCGCAGGCGCGGGAGGATTGCTACTCGGGCGAGATGGTGAGCCGATTGCGGTGGTATATGGTGAGAAAACCAACCCGCGAGCAGAGCATGACGGGAACATAATGGAGGCCGCGCCTGACCTGCTGGAAGCGCTGGAGGCTGCCAACGCACAGATGCGCATCGCCTATGAGTGCGTAGAAGCGGGACGCTACGACGAGGCACTACTGCACCTCGGGAGCATGCCTAGACAACGCACTGAAGCCATCGCCAAGGCCCGCGGCGCCCCATGCTAACCGGCCCCGAAGCCCTGATCCTCTGCGCCATCCTCGCAGCGCTGTGCATGTGGGATTGGTGGAAGCGCAATAAGCCATCTTGAACCATGAACAAACCGCCGAGCGCAGCGGCCCTTCGGGATACCTGCGACGAGGATCAGCCGGCCAGTGCCTCGATTGCTGAAAAACACCGGCAGCCGTTGGCGGGACTCCACTACACCCCGTTGAGACGGCCGAATGGCTCACGTAACGAGCCTGCATCGGAGAGTGATCTGCGGCGACGGTAGCCACAGACCCGAGGGAAAGCGCGCCCAAGGAAGTCAGATCACTCTCCGATGCAGTGGATTTGCCGCAATCGGTATATCCGAGGGAAAACCGGAAACGGATAAAAGCTGGACTTCGGCAGCCAGCCACACCTGCATCACCACTTCCATCGCCCATCCGGGCAACCGAGGTATCACCATGTACAGAAACGAACCAGGGGTTCGGGAATACCCGTGCCCGGATGAGTCCTGCTCGCTCGAAGAAGCCATTCAGGGGCAGCTGGAGGAGCTGGATGAAAAGACCGTCGCCTCCTTCATCGCCTACTGCGATGACCGGATAGACGACTTCCTCAAGCACGAGGCCAACCGGCGCCGCGAACACGCCGAAGAGATAAAGCGGGAGGCAGCATGAACAACGACATCCGCAACGCACTACTGGACCTGTTCAGCGTGTGCCTAGAAGTGAACGGCGCCGGCCGATACCACGCCCACATGAGCTACGCGGGGCACGCCGACTGCGTGACCGTCTACGTCCTGCCGGCAGACACCGATTATCAGGCGAAAGACTACGAACACTCGTTCTGGCACGACGTTTATGTAGACGAGCAGGATTTCAGACCCTCGACGCTGATCGTATCGAACATTGCCGAACTGGCGGGCAAGGTCAGCGAGTTCCTGCTACCAGCACAGGAGGAGGCGGCATGAGCAAGGAAGTGAAGCGGTACGGCATGTGCGGATTTGAGTCCGGCATCGTTGAGATGGAAGACGGGCCGTGTGTTGCCTGGGACGACTACGAAGCCCTTCTCGCTGAGCGGGATCGGCTGCGGGAGGCCCTGGAACAGATTGCTGCTGGTGAACGCATCGTCGTGCGATCCGACGGGCATTCATAGGTTTCAGAGGTCGAGAACGATATGACCATCGACTACCCAGGTATCGCTAAAGAGGCTCTCGCCGCCCTGCAAGGAGAGCAGCCATGACCGCCTACGTCCTCAAGGAGCTGGCCGGCGCCATAGGCATCACCGTAGCCGGATCGCTTATAGGAACTCTCGCCTACGTGGCGCTATTGTGGGGTGTTTGATGGATGACCGCGAACTGTTGGAGCTGGCGGCGAAGGCGGCTGGGGTTACTGGCGGATGGGGCGACAAGATCGAATACCACAACGGTGCCGTTGATTTGCGCGACGTGTGGATTCTTGAAGGTGACGACTTCGTGCCGTGGAACCCGCTCACCGACGACGGCGATGCGCTGAGGTTGGCCGTGGAGCTTGGACTTAGCGCTAGGCGTTTCGGCAACTTGATTGAGGTATGCGGAGCTAAGGCTGGCGGCGCTCACGGACTGATCCTCGACGAGCCAATCGGAGATGACGGCGTGCTGGCTGCATACCGCCGAGGCTTCACGCGCGCAGCAGCCGAGATCGGGAGGGCCATGTGATGGCTAGCCAAAGACAACGATCCCTGCGCTACGCATGGTGGCGGGGCTTCGCTATCGCCCTGCTCGTTTTCACAGGATGGATATACGTCAGCGCGCTGGCGGGGAGCATCACTCAATGACAAAGCACACACCGGGGCCGTGGCTGGTCGAAGGCCGCACCGTCTACGCGCTAAATGACGACGGGTATAACCGATTCAGTGCGCTAGTGCAGGACGCACACACGCCAGGGGATGAGCTGGAAGCAAACGCCCGCCTGATAGCCGCCGCGCCTGAGCTGCTGGAGTTTGCATTGTTGTTTCTGGAGAGGAACGGGGCCGATGAAACGTGGATGACAGCCCAGGCCCGCGCCGCCATCGCCAAAGCGCGAGGTGAGGCATGAGCCGCACCCAATCCCTCCCCTACGACGACACCCCCACAGGCCACTCATTCGCAGCGGCGTGGTGGACCCTTACCGGGTTCGGCGTCCTTTCCGGAACGCTCGCTTTCGGCCTCATTGGTGAGGCGGCGATATTCACACTTTTCGGCTAACCAACCATGCAACCAACCACAGCGCAGGTTCCGCCTGCCGTTGCGGCTCAGCTCGACTGGATGACGGTCGGGTCATTCGATCCTGATCGGTTCGAGGGCGAGAAGAGACGGCAGTACGAAGACGAGGCCGCACGCATAGAGCGGCAATGGGACAACCAACCGAGGTAGCCACGATGGCAACTGTAACGCTCATCCTGGGCAAGTCAGGCAGCGGCAAGAGTGCTTCGCTCCGCAATCTCAACCCGGAGACGTGCGGCCTGATCCAGGTTATCGGAAAGCGCCTTCCTTTCAAGGGCGCCAAGGCATGGGAAGGCCGCACCATCGTCACGGACGATTACCGCCGCATCATCGCCAGCGCACAGAAGATGGCAACGAAGGTGCCGGTCATCATCATTGATGACTTCCAGTACCTGCTCGCCAATGAATTCATGCGCCGCAGCGATGAAACAGGCTTCGGCAAGTTCACCGAGATCGGACGGCACACATGGGACGTGTTCGACGCGCTGCTGAAACTGCCGGAGGACGTGCGCGTGTACATCCTCAGCCACACAGAGGAGACAGAGGCCGGGCAGACCAAAATGAAAACGATTGGCCGCCTCCTTGACGAAAAGATCACGCTTGAAGGGCTGGTAACCATCGTGCTTCGGGCTGTGATTCAGGACGGCGATCACTACTTCAGCACCCGCAACAACGGATCGGACACGACGAAGGCGCCGATGGGCATGTTCGACGAAGACCTGATCGACAACGACCTGGCGGCTACTGATGCCGTTATCTGTGACTACTACGGCATTGCCCCGCTGGCTGCTGCCGCCTAACACCCCCAAGGAGACACACATGTTCGCACTCGACCAGAACGCCGCCCGCGCGGCTGACAACAAATCGGCATTCATCGACGAGGCCGGCAAGTACATCGGCACCTTCACCCGCGCTGAGTACATGGAGAAGAAGGAAACCGGGTCGACCGGGATCGGCTTCACCTTCAAGTCCCGCGAAGGCGCCGAAGGCCAGTTCTACCTGAACCTGAGCTATCAGCACGGCACGAAGAACGACGGCGGCCACCAGCTTTTGAACGCCATCATGGCCTGCCTATCGCTGCGCAATGTGGATGCGCCGAAGTCAATCGAAGTTGAGAAGTGGGACAAGGAGGCAAACCAGCGCGTCAAGGCGACCGTCCCTGGCTTCCCTGAACTAATGAACAAGGAAGTCGGCCTGCTGATCCAGATGGAAATCGAGAAGAAGAGCGAGAAAGGCCTGCCGCGCCCGACCATCTTCGCCCCGTTCTCTGCCGAGTCGGAGAAGACGGCATCGGAAATCCTCGACCCGAAGAAGCCGGCCGCCGCCAAGCTGGAAAAGATGGTCCAGCAGGTGATGAACAAGCCGCTGGTAGATCGTCGCCCCGCTGGTTCGCGCACCGCGCCAAGCGGTGATGACTACGCGGCCTACGCTGGCTCTGCTGGCGCTGATCACTTCGACGATCAAATCCCCTTCTAACCCTCCCGAAGGAGCGCCGCATGAAGCACTGTAAAAAGTGCGGTGCTCAGAAAGCGGAACACGATTTTTACCCACGAAACGCGACCTGTAAGGACTGCGTTAAGGCGGCCGTGCGCGCGAACTACGCACGGAATCGTGAGCATTACCGTGAGTACGAGCGCAGCCGCAATAACCTGCCTCATAGAGTCGAGGCGAGAAACCAGTACCTGCAAACCGAGCGAGGCCGCGAACGCAGCAACGCAGCAAAGCGCGCCTATATCAAGCGCAACCCAGAGAAGCGCGCTGCGCACAACGCTTTTGAGAGTGCCATACGCTCTGGAAAGGTGTGGAAGGCGCCGTGCTGCATGGCGCCAGGCTGCTTCAGCCAAGATCGTCTGCACGCGCATCACTCTGATTACGACAAACCACTGTCGGTCGTATGGCTCTGTAACTCCTGCCATACCAGCCTGCATTCGGAATTTACCAACAGGCTGCGCGCAGCAGCTTGATCTTCCTGGGCGCCTAGTGCGCCCTTCTCTTTGGGGTTGAAAATGAATATCCACCTAGATATTGAGACGATACCCGGCCAATCGCTAGCGGTGCGCGAACTTATCGCGGAATCAGTCACTCACCCAGCAAGCATGAGCAAGCCGGAAACAATCGCCAAATGGAACGCAGAGTGTCGCGAGGCGGCAATCGAAGAAGCCTGGCGCAAGACCAGCTTCGACGGCGCGCTTGGCCACATCGCAGTGATTGGTTACGCCATTGGCGATGATGAGCCTGTAACGCTCTACCACGACGCCTACGGCGCGCCAGAGGCTGAGCGCGACATGCTTACCGGGTTCTTCGCGGCAGTCGATAGCGCTGGCGGCAGGATGCTTGCCGGCGGCACTCGAACCGGATCAGTGC